GGTTTCATAGACTCATCTTGAAGACCCATGCCTGAAGTTCTCGCAGCACCGTAACCAGCCACACCGCCCATTCTCATTCCTTTTTTTGAGCCTTGTAAAAGTTTAAAATCTTCAGCATCAATTCTGCCATTGTTGTTTTTATCTAATTTTTTTTGTTTACCTTTTAACATTAAAATACTCCTTCAAATTTAGTTCCAGTTACTGCTGCTCCACCGCCTCTAGAAAAACCTGTGATCGTTTGATCTTCTTGCTCGTATGCTTCTTCAGGTAATCCTGTTGTTCTGTCTTTTGCAAAAGCTTCGATCAGCTTTTCATTCTCAATCTCTTCTAAAGTTCTTTTAGCAGTCTTGTTCATACTCTTAGGCATAGTATCTGTACTCCTTTTCAATTTTAGGCTCTTCTGGTTCATCCATATATGTCCCAATCAATCCACCTTGTCGGTATCTTAACATAGCTTGAGTGGTACTGTCGACATAGTCATCGTGTTGACCATGTGGAAATGCTGCACACTCTTCAATCACTTCATGAGCCCAATGTTCTTCTGGATGCCAAACCATTCCACTTTCAAATATTGGAGCCACTGAGTTTGCTCTTGTAAACTTGTCTCTTCCTTTAGCCGGTACATAGTCCAACACCGGTATTCCCATTCTACGCAATTCTTGAATTAAAGGTTGTCCTGATGCTTTAGCTTCAATCACAATACTTTCTGGTTCCCAATATTTATATAAATCATACGCTACGTTTTTAAGATCTGGAAAATCATATCTTCCTTTTTGCGCATCGAGTAAAATCAAATTAGGTTCATATCCTTCAACAGGAAAAAATACGCCCCATACAGTTATAGCAGAATAGTCTGCTGTTTCTTTTTTTGAATAGGCTGTATCCATGCTCATGATGACATGTTGCAACTGTGGGATATGCTCATGCTTCCAAACTTTCCACCATTCACGTTTTAAGATAGCACCTTCTTCTGCAACAGGATCTTGCATATACTGTGCGTTCCAGTTGTGAACTGAAATAGAAGCTTTAACTTTTTCTAATTCATCTAATGCCCAATACTCAGGCCAAACTGGTTCTCCTGTTTCTAAGATTGCAGGAAACTCAATTACTTTCCATTGATCGGACTTTGGTTCTTTTTGAGCCTTGATGAGCCTTCCTGTTAAATCATCTTGTGCCCATCTTGTCATGACTACAACAATTGTTCCTCCCGGTTGAAGACGTTGTCGTGGACCAGAGCTGTACCAATCAAATGCTCTTTCCATTGCTGTGTCACTCATTGAATCTTGTTCAGTGTGTGGGTCATCGATAATAAGTAAGTCCGCCCCTCGTCCTGTGATAGAACCGCCTACGCCCGCTGCAAAATATTCCCCACCATGATTGGTCTCCCATCGGCCTTTAGCCTTACTATCTTCTCTTAGTTTAACATCTCCAAAAATAGATTTATACTCTGGGGTATCCATAAGGTTCCTTACCTTCGAACCAAAACGACTTGCTAATTCTGCGTTGTGTGACACCTGCATTATTTTCATTTTTGGGAACCTTCCTATCATCCACGCAGGAAATAGATAAGATGCAAATTCAGATTTCGTATGCCTAGGAGGCATGTTCACAATGAGCCTTCGTAATTCTTTATTTGAAATTTTTGTAAATTCATTTGCAATGATTTGATGGTGTCCCCAGTTTTCTTTTACGTTTGTTTTACGATAAATAAAATCTGGCCAAACTTCTTGCACAAAAGTTAAAAAGTCATCCTGACATAATTTTACATATTCGAGCTGCTTCTTTAAAACAATATCTCGTAATTCATCATCAGTTAATAACGTTAAATTTTTTTTCATAATTTTTTTCTAAAATGAACCTTACTAAATTTTATACCATTTAACACTTGTGTGCGTCTATGCAACTTACACCCTAGCACCCGAAACCTAGGAACCTAGTTTTTTTCCCGTGGAAGTTGAATTTAAAAACTGTTGCATTTTTACAACATCAATGAGCCTTGGGCCAGGTACCATGGTGCAGTGCTACAAAACTTCTGATAACGTTTTAGTTATCGGAAGTAATTAATCTAGCAATTCTACAAATTTATTTTGCAGTGCAACTGGATCGTTGGCCGTGATCACTACATCAGGAACCAGCGACCGTGGATCATCAACCCAGGATTGTATCCTGTAGAGTTTGAGAGACCTCTGCAAGAGGTCTCTATTGCAGATCAGCATGACCCCTCCACGTCTCACATAGTTATTAATCCATGATACTTGCCACTTAGAAAGCTTCGGATAACTGTGTTTATCAGCTTTCAGTTCACACCAGAAACTAATGCCGTTATAAATACCAAACAGGTCAGGAATGCCGTTAATTGTTTTACTTTCTATTCTTGTGAAATGTATGTTTCTCAATGACTTTTTGAGGTAGTGCCATAACTTTGTTTCGTTCTTTTGCTCTGCCATTTCTTTTAGATAAACCCTTTTTGATTGCGGTCAGAACTTTGGGGTTGTCTCTCAGTATCTGACACAGTTGGTTTGTAATAACATTAACTACATGTTCTTCTTGGTTGTCATCTTCAAGTGGTGCGCCATCATCTTTTAATCCTCCATACCAAACACATGCATGAATAATTTCATGCAATAAAGTGTTTGAAAGTTCTTGTGGTCCTACATCAGATGCAATTGTTATTTTGTTACCGGTAGAACTAAACTCACCATAACTTTCTTTTAAAAAACCAGGCGCATCAGTTACAATAACATCTAAGTCAGTGTAACTTACTTTAATCTTTTTTGGTAATGACTTTGACAGATCCGACATTTGTACTTACTGAGCCACCATGCACTCGATGAAATTCTTGCCAGAAATTATCTTCAATCAATAATTTTTGCTTCAATCGTTTTGGCGCTTGCTCCGTCAATTTTTTTCGAGAGCTCTTCCAATTTCTTTTCGAGTTCGGCACGACTCATTCCCTCCAGTCCACTTACTTTTACTTCACGCTTATCTACAAACAAGCCAGCTAACTGGCCTGATCTATATTCTGCATTAATCGCAGACGCCCATTGTTTATCACCTGCAGCTTCATTCGCATAATATTCGAATCTTTTATACCGTCTGAGTTTATCTCTTTCGTATAACGCAACCTCTTCTGCTTTTCTTTTTTCTAGGTAAGCAACAACATGCGGAGAAATTTTTCGATTGGTTAACCGGGATGCCATTGCGCTGGCAGTTTTTGTACTTAACTCTTTACCCTCTTCACCATAAACTCTTTTTACAATATCTGTTTTATATTCCTTGCCCCAGTTCTTTATGAGCTCATCAACAAACAACTGTTGCTTTGGTGTGATATCATCAATAGTCAGTAAATGTTTTGGTTTTTTTGGCATTAGCTTCTTTTAGTTTTTTTTCTTCTATCCTTCATAACTTTGCCACAGCCAATTGCAATAGAACCACCTTTATTTTTTTCATTAACAAATTTAGATAAGTCTTTTTGCTTACCACCTGATCCAAATTTCTTTTCTATTTTAATTTCATAATATGGTTTAGTATTGCTTTTATATTTTACTGAGCCACCAGGATAACTTACATCAGCTTTTGTAAAATCTTTTGTAACAGAACCACTAATAGAAGTTTTGTCACTTAAATTATATTTACCTTTAATTCCATAATATCCAGCTGTGGTATCAACTTTGACATATTTATTCGGTTTGAAATTACCTGTTTTAATTCCACCAATTGGTTTTATTGAAAGCTTTTTTTTATCCATATCAATCTCCTGGAATTTCTATTATATAGATTATACAGAAAATCAAAGACTACTACTACACCAGCGTAGAATCGGATCGGCAAGACTGTGTTTATTACGTACACTACGTACACTTGTTGTACACTACTACGTACACTACTTTTTGGTCTATTATTGTTGGTATATAAGGATAATAGTTGTTTACGTACACTTGTACACTAGTTTGTCATTTATTTTTTTTGTTAAGTCTATTTTTCTGTAGAATTTATATAAGAGGATTTTGCCTTATTTGTGCCGTGATCCGTTGTTCGTGATTAATTAGCCATAACTCAAGATCTAGTGTCCAGTGACCACGGATCAGTAACAACTGTATTTACACTAA